GCAGCTACTAGAAATATACCTGTAGCAACTGGTTCAATGGATGAAAATGTACCGGGTGATCCTATTAATACTAATATTGATTCACAAGGTAACATTTTACCACAGGAATCTGCTGGTGGTGAGATGCGAGGTAATGCTGGTACAGAAAAATCAATGGACGAAATGAGCGTGGCTGAACAGGTAGCAGCTGGAAACTTTGCTATAGATAATCCCGGTATAGCACAATTTGGAGCTAACTTAGGAGATCTTGCTGAAAGAGCTATGGTGGATGGTTTTATAGGAGGATCGGCTCCGGGGCCAATAGGAGGAGCGATAGCGAGGGGTGTACGAAGCGATGAGTTTCAGGATATGTTTAATGTTTCTAATCCTAGTTTTCCTGATGCCCTTCCCGGTTCATATGCAGAAGCAACAGGTATTCCAAATAAAGTTGGAACATATAGTCGTGATGCTGATGTGGGTAAGGGTACTTATGCTGGTAGACCGGGAGGAAAAGGAACTAGAGATAGAGATAGGGCTGTAGATATGGCGTTATCAGATAGAGTATCTTCTTCTTATGGCAACTTAAGTCCTGCTGAACGAGCTGCTCTAAGTCCTGCTGAACTATCTAGAATGGGAAATGTATCTCCTAGTGTTGTAAATAATGCACGTAAAGCTCGTGAGAATGCTCAAGCTGCTAAACTTGGTATATCAGCACCAGACTTTGCAATGAATGTGTCAATGGATCTAATGTCAGCCCACGCAGAAAATGTAAGTAGAGGTAACGCAGCTCCCGGTTCAAGAGCTAATACTTTAGGAGGATCAACTACATTTTCTAAACCCGGTGTTCCTGATTATAGTTATAGCACTAATAAAGACAATGAAATAGTTGGTCCTAAAACGCATAAACAAGAACAGGCAAAAATATCAAAAGATGATAAAAATAGAGAAAAACAAACTGAAAGAGAAAGAGAAAAAGAAGCTCAGGAAGCAACTAAAGAAGCTGTTAAAGCAGGTTACGATGTTAAAAGCGAAGTAGATCCGGGTACAGATCCTGATCCTGATCCAGACACGGGGCCAGACAGTACACCCGGAAATGAAGCTATGGGCGGTTTAGGTGGTGGCGCAGGTGCAGGAGCAGATGCAGGAGCAGAAGCAGCAGCAGGAGCAGAAGCAGCTGGAGCTTTTAAAGGTGGCTTTATACGCAAAAAGAAAAAACAAAAGAAGATGAAGCGTGGTGGTTTAGCTTCAAGAAAATAAACCACATGTGTTGGCTACCTATGCCCCTAACAAGGCTACCATAGCCCCAACGAAAGGAAATATAATATGTCAGACGTAACAGAAGTAGAAGTACAACCAAGTAAAGTAGCATTTGTAGCTAGACCATATAGTAAGGATGAGAAACTTAAGAAGGATGAAGAAGAACTAGAACAACTACTAGATGAACAAAAACAGAATGCCTCAACAGAAGAAGTAGAAAGTGAACCCACTACTGCTGAAGAAAAAACATTTAAGAAAAGATATTCAGATCTACGTAGGCATCAACAGAAACAGACAGAAGAACTAAAGGTTGAGATATCTGCACTGAAGAGCCAGTTAGAACAGTCAACTAAGAAACAGATTAAACTTCCTAAGTCTGACGAGGACATAGACACATGGGCTAAAGAGTATCCTGATGTCGCTGCTATAGTAGAAACAATAGCTATGAAGAAAGCAGCAGAGCAATCAGCTAGTCTAGAGCAACGTGTTAAAGCATTAGACGATATGCAACAGGACGTAAGCAAACAACGTGCAGAGACAGAGTTGTTACAGATGCATCCAGACTTTGATGACATACGTAATGATGAAGACTTCCACACATGGGCAGAAGATCAGCCACAATGGATACAAAATGCTTTGTACGAAAACGATAGTGATGCACGATCTGCTGGTAGAGCAATAGACTTATATAAAGCAGATAAGAACATTACAACTAAGAAAGCTAATAGTAATAGAGATGCAGCTAAGTCTGTATCCACTAAAGGAAAACGTAGTAAACCGATGGCTAATGAGTCAGGTGGTTTCTTGAAAGAGTCTGATGTACAACGTATGACCGCAAAGGAATACGAAAATCAATCGGATGACATTATGGAAGCAATCAGACAGCAGAAGTTTATTTATGATATATCTGGATCGGCACGATAATAAGTGTTGACAAACAGTAGATTGTGTATATAACTATACATAGTCGCAAGATATAGTTAGCCCTTGAATAAGACTACCTAACTATATTACACTATACTTCTAAGACAACCCGATGATGAAGAGCCTATGTGTAGTTGGCCTTACATATACAACCTCTTAGTTCACGGCCCTTAAGGTAGATAAAAAATCGCGTACTTTATGTACGCATAGGATGTCGTATAAGGAGAAAATAAAATGGCATTTTCATCTGTATCAGGCTACGGCAACCTGCCTAATGGTAATTTTTCACCAATTATCTACTCTAAGCAGGTACAAGTAGCTTTTCGTAAGGCTTCAATAGTTGAAGCTATTACAAATAGTGACTACTTTGGCGAGATCGCAAACATGGGCGATAGCGTTAAAATAATTAAGGAGCCAGAAATCACGGTCAAAGCATATGCTCGTGGTACTACGATTACTCCGCAAGACTTGGATGATGAAGAGTTCTCTCTCACCATCGACAAAGCAAACTACTTTGCATTTAAAGTCGATGACATTGAAGAGGCACACTCTCACATTAACTTCCAACAGCTTGCTACTGATCGTGCGGCTTACAGACTAGCTGACCAGTTTGACCAAGACGCTCTTGGTTACTTAACTGGTTTCAAACAGACTGCTTTGCATAGCAATGCTAGTGCTGTTAACACAACTGTTAATGGTGCGGTTGCTGTATCTACAGCAGGTACTGACGAACTCTTAGACACTATGAAAATAGATGCTGCTGAGTTTGGTGGTTCTGGNNNTAGTGCAATTGGTATTCAGGCACGTGCTGGTGGGGCAACTTCTGCTACACCCGGTTCAGGTAATGCTAACCCATTACAAATCGTAGCTCGTATGGCTCGTTTGCTTGATCAACAAAATGTTGACACCAACAATCGTTGGCTTGTTGTTGATCCAGTTTTCGTTGANGTTCTCAAAGATGAAGACTCTCGTCTTCTCAATGGTGACTTTGGTGGAAGCGGAATCCAAAATGGTCTTATACTTAATAACCTTCATGGTTTTAAAGTATATATGTCTAACAACCTACCTTCAATTGGAACAGGCCCATCTACTACTGGTGGTACTAATGCTTCCAACTTTGGTATGATTGTATCTGGACATTCTTCTGCTGTAGCAACTGCCGAGCAGATTAATAAGACAGAGACATATCGTGATCCAGATAGCTTTGCCGATATAGTTCGGGGAATGCATTTGTATGGACGTAAGATACTTAGACCAGAAGCTCTAAGTGTTGCACGTTACTGTTTGGTTTAAGGGAGGGATTGAACAATGGCTACAGTTACTGCTCAATTATCAACACCTCGTGGCGCGAGTATGCGTGGAAGACAACCTTTCATGCATGAAACATCAATCGATTTCGGTGCGGCTGCTACCTCTAAAGGTACTGCATTAGCCGCTGCTGACATCATACAGGTAATGACTATTCCTGCTAATCATGCAGTGCTTGATGCAGGTATGGAAGTTACTACAATTCATGCTGGTACGTCTACTGACGTAGCTCTTGACTTAGGTGTAACTGGCGTAGACCCAGATGCATTTGTTGATGGATTTATTCCTGACGCAAAAGCAGTTGGTGTCTATTCTGTTAGTGCTGGTAACGGACCAATATCCGCTGCTGCTGCTGACGATACGCTTGACATCTTAATTCAAGCCATGACAGGTACAACTACTGCTGGTGTAGTTCGTGTTTATGCTCTTTTAATGGACATGGATGCGCTAGGCACAGTAGGTGCTGATGAAGTAGATCGTGATACGCTTGCGTAATACGTAATGTTTGGGGTAGGGTTAACGCTCTACCCCTTTCATACATAGGGAATATTCAATGGCTACTACATTTCTTACATTAGTTAATGATGTTAATAAGAGGCTCAATGAAGTTGAACTAACTAGTGCAAACTTCGCAGCCTCTACTGGTTTTTATGCTCATATAAAAGATGCAGTCAACTCTGCTATACGATATATTAATGAGAGTGAATACGAGTGGCCTTTTAACCATTCACAAAAAGAACAAACACTTACTGCTGGTACAACCAGATATGCATTTCCTACTGACGCTAAACTTCTTGACTTTGAATCATTCAGAATAAAAGAGAACGCTACGCTAGGAAATGACACTAGAAAATTATCTATAATATCTTATGATGAATACTTAGAGAAATACGTAGATCAGGAATATGCAGCTAGTCAACAACGCGCATTACCACGTTATGTATTTCATGGGCCTGATTTAAAGTATGGATTGGTAGAGCCTCCAGATCAGGCATATACACTAGTCTATGACTATTATGTATTTCAAGCAGACCTAGACGCACATGGTGACACAATGGTGATCCCTGATCGTTTTAAGCACGTTGTAGTGGACGCTGCAATGTTTCATGCATTAATGTTCAGGGGCAACACTCAAGATGCTGTAGTGCTCAAGGAGAGGTCAGATGAGGGCATTAAGGCAATGCGTTCTATGTTGATTAATAGATACCACTACATGAGATCTTATATGATCCCTGCTGCAACAGGAGGACGTAGACTAGGTTCAGCTAGGTCTACAGCAGGGTCGAGCTTGGATGGTCTATAATGCCTGACGCATGGGAGACATTTAGAATAGAGTTCAAGGGTGGATTAGTAACTAATCTTAGCCCATTGCAACAAGCTATTAATGCACCCGGCTCTGCTAGAATACTACGTAACTATGAACCCTCTATTGATGGGGGTTACAAACGTATACAAGGATATGCTAAGTTTGACAGTGCTATTATGGCTCCGTATGGTAATCCAGTTGTGCATGGAGCTAGTCAGTCTGGCACTACATTAGTTATAGGAGCAATACATACTACTCCTGCTGCTGGTGATACACTTACTATAGCAGGAGTTTCTAGTAACTATACTATATCAGGTGTATCTTTTGATGCAACAAGAAATAGAGCAACCTTAACATTAACAGGTGCATTAGCTTCAAGTCCTGCTAATGGTGCAGTAGTAACATTTACTACAGTTACTACAGAAAACTATGCAAATGGTATTACATATTTTAATGATAAAGCTGTTGTAGCACTTAATGCAGATATATTAGAAACATCAGGTAGTGGCTACACTAAAATAAATAAACCTAACTATGGTACGCCATTAGTTGATGGTGCTAGTCAAACAGGTACAACATTAGTAGCAGATGCGTTTGATACATTTCCACAAGCAGGTGATGTATTTACTATTGCAGGTATAGATAAAACATACACAGTTATTACTACTGTATCTTCTTATTCTGATGCAGGTACTAAAGAAGTAAATATTGTTATTCATCCTGCATTAGCTAGTAGCCCTGATAATAATGCAGCTATAACATTTATCTCTAGTGATAGAGAAGGTGCAATTAATACACGATTTGACATCATTGACTTTACAGGTACAAAAACACTTGTGTTAGTTGACGGTGTAAATGCACCTGCATTATATAATGGCACTACATTTACGGTACTAGATAGTGCACCTTCTGATGTGATAGGTGCTACAGTTGTAGCTACACATAAAAATCATATCTTCTATGCTAAAGGTAGGGTGTTAAGTTTTGGTGCACCACTAACCACTACAGATTTCCAAAGTGGTAATGGTGCTGGTAACATAGGTTTAGATAATAGTATAGTAGCAATAAAAAGTTTTAGAGATCAGCTTATAGTATTTACAGATTCATCTATCTTTAGATTAAATGGTGACGCATTAGCAACATTTAACTTACAACCTATTACACGTGACATAGGATGTATACAGACAGATAGTGTACAGGAGATAGGTGGTGACGTTGTATTCATGGCTCCTGATGGTTTAAGACTCCTCAGTGCTACAGAACGTATTGGTGACTTTGGATTAGCACCTATTACTAAAAAGATACAGGGTACGTTTAATGAGTTTGTAAAACTACATACTGAATTTTTTAGCTTGGTTATAAGAAATAAATCACAATATAGGCTATTAGGATGGAATGATAACTTTACAAGACCTAATGCACAGGGTATACTGTTTACACAATTTGCATCTCCGGGTGAAGCATCTGTTATTGACTTTGCAGAAACCAGAGGTATACAGGCAACAGCGTGTGCAAGTGTGTATTCAGGAACAACTGAGTTTGTTCTCTTTGCTGGTAAAGAAGGTTTTTTACACCGAATGGAAAATGACACATCTAGTTTTGACGGGAATAATATTGCAACAACATTTGCTACACCTTTCTATCCTATCAATGATCCACGTATACGAAAGACAATATACAAAGCTCAGTTCTATTTAGATCCAGAAGGAAGAGTAAACTTCGATCTAAACTTAAAATTTGACTTTGATGAGAGTGGTGCTGTAGTTATGCCAGCAGTTACATTTACTAATGCTACAAGTAA